GGTAGTATTCTGTGCCTCATCAAGAATGACCCAAGCATCGCTGAATGTCCTTCCGCGCATAAATGCGAGCGGAAGGCACTCGATCTTGCCGCTTTTGATCATGTAATCGGTTTGACTTTTCCCGAGATAAAGGTTCAACACCTCTCGAAACGGAGTCATGTAGGGGTCGAACTTTTCGTCCAGATCGCCAGGAAGAAATCCCAGACTTTCGCCAGCCTCAATAGCAGGGCGCGTCAGGATCAGCTTGTCGATTTTTCCATCGCGAAGTGCCTCTGCGGCAAGTGCAGAACAAACGTAGGTCTTTCCGGTGCCAGCCGGTCCAGTGCCGAATGTCAAGGTTTTGTTTACGATGGAAAGAATGTAATGCCCTTGTGCCTCAGTGCGCGCAGAGACTGGAGGCATTCTCTTATCCTTCCTTACGCGCCCCTCATGATCGTGCTTTGTCAGTTCTATCAGTGCCTCTTTGTTTGCGTGCTTGGCGTGTCGTCGCTGCTCTTTCAGCTCTCGGCGACGTTCTGCTTTGGTGAGCGTATGTTTTCTGTGCATCGATTATCCATTGGTTTGTCGAACTACTTACACTCTTCCAAAACCCGGCTCTTGTTTTTCTCTGTGATACCATTTGCCGCCAGACACAGCAAAGTCGCTTACGGGAACGTAATCGAAAGAGACACCTTTCTTCTGAGTGTCTATGTTGACTATGGCGAATCCATTGTGCCACTTCTCGCCTTCCGTATAGGACGCGCGACGTCGATGCCCGGCACCAAGCTGATGCCACTCGTAAGCACCATACATCGGGGAAAACATCGGCCATACCTGATGTTTGTGATGATGCCCGTTGACGCCCGGAACACCCATGTTGCGTGCATGTGGAAAGTGATGCACCAAAAAGGCGTCCCAATAAACCTTATAGTTTTGCGCAAGCTCTTTGTCGTGATCGCGTTTTGTCCAGGCAGCAAGGTCTGCCTGTGCGATATAATTCACTTGGTATTTCTCTAGCCCAAGTAGCTTGCCTATCGTCATTCCATGCAGATCGGACAAGACAGCACGCAAAGCGGGCGTAGCGTCCGCAAGGAGTCGCAGGAGACGCGCTTCGTGATTTCCCTCGATGATGTCCATCTGAGCATCCGGGCACGCTTCACGGAGCTTACAGAGGATTTCATCATGGACGAACCGAATCCTTCCGACTGCATCCCAGTCGCGTGGGTCAACGGTGTATCTTCCAAACTCGGCAAGATCAAAGACGTCCCCACCCAGCACGATAGCATCTGGATCGACACGCTCTGCAGTATCAATCAGCACACGCAAAAAGAAAGGGTCGATCTCTTTGTCGTGCAGGTCTGACGCAACAATGATGGTCTTGAAGCGATTGTCATTTTCGCGCACATACTTGTCCGACCAGTCCCGACGCTCGATATTGAGCTGTCGATAATTATCGACAGAGGCGTGTTTGGCAATATTGCGCTCAACGGCATGCTGATTACGCGAGAGCTTGATTCCGGCCTGACGCTTAAACTCCTCGAAGGTTCCGAAGTAGCGATTCCAGGTGGATTCAGAAATCAGCGAATGGACACGGAAATAGTTGCGAGAGACAACGTGATCAGGGTCGATACTGACAACGCGTCGCAATTCCGCAATGCACTCTTCCGGCCCCCAGTCCGCCATGAAGCGCTCTTCATCTTCAGACATAGGCGTGGTAGCGCGTGACACGCGATGCGCGATATAGGGCAGCTCATCATCCAGCGCTGCACGCTTGCGATACTGAACTGCCTTGTTCTTGACGGTCTGGACAGCAAGCCCAAGTTCGCTAGCCACATCCTCAACTGTAGGGAACTGCTTGGTGTCGTTAAATACGCTGGCAAATCGCCAGTGATCAACCTCTTGCGTCATTTGTCTTTCTTGGGTTTGTTTTCGATCCACTCAATCAGGCGATTGTGACGCGACATCAATTCGCGATAGCTAAGCCCACAATGTGCATGTGCCTCGTATTCTTCGCGCTGTGTCATCGGCGCTTTAAGGGGCGGCAGGGGCTTTGCCCTCTCCAGCAGAATGGTCGGAGGCTCCGGACATGCCGGGACGGGAATCGGAACTACCCGATCTTGCGGAGTTGAGCAAGCGGATAACATCAACAGGAATATCGCACTCAGCCTTAGTTTCAACACGTCGAAGCTCCTCAATTTCAGATTTCACTTTAGAGAGCTTGCGCAGATCGCGCATATACCCCTCGATGGTCTGGGCATCTCGAAGCGCCCTTGCTTCGTACTCTGCTTTTACATCTTTTACCGCCTGCAACAGACGAGCGTTCGCCTCTTGCTCTTGAGCAAAGAGGTCTGCCTGAACGAGCTTCGCTTTGGTATACCAACCAACAGAAATGCCAATTGAAAGCGCAACAATCGCACCGGCAAGTGCTGAGCGATAGGCAAGCAGCCTACTGAACATGACGCTTCTCAATGACATTGCCAGTAACGTAGGTTCCGTAGACCAGGGTGTTGAACGACACCCACTGCATTCCGTCAATCAGAACAAACTTGACCTGTAGACTTTCAAGAATCGACGAAAGAATCAGCAAAATGGTAGACGCCCAGAATGCATATAAAAAAGCGCGCCATTTTCGAGAGGCGCGCTTTTGCACCAGCTCATCTTCAGTCATTGCCCACCTCATGTATTCCCAGCCTGTAGCCGGACTTTGTTTTGGTAAGTTCCTCGCGACTCGGAATCTCTCCCTGCTCCGCCAATGCAAAATGAACCCATCTTCCGCGCTCGTTGATGATCTCTTCAAACCCCTCTTCTTGCATGTGCTCTGCAATGAAAGAGGCAAGCTGAAACGGACTCATGTCACTCACAACAATGTCAGCCGCCAATCCTCTGAGGTGATAGGAGGTATCGACACCGCCAACCGCTTTGTTCAGTTCTGCATTGCGAAATCCGGATGTGATCCAGATATCACCCCTGAAACCCGCCTTCTGCAGCTTGACCTGCAGCGAGTGAAGAAAGAACGCAACCCGTAACAGATTGCGTTCCTGTGTTTCGCTGGGGACATTGTGAATACCGCGCACCTTTGCGGTTCTGGAGCGGGTGAAGTCGGCAAGCGTGAAATTGGGCGGAAACAAAAGATCAGCTCTTTTCAGATACGGTTTTGGCAATCTTCATGATCCACTCGATCATTCGAACTCCGCCCAAGCTGGCAAGCCCGCCGAGGAAGATGATCTGAAGTTCGGTCATGCCTTGCAGCAGCCCGAACGACCATAAAACAATTGCACCAATGATCGACAGCAACATCTCACCCACAAACCTCCGCAGGCAGAAAGGCTCATGACTGATAAAACTGCGCGCGACTGATCCCAACATAAACAGCCCAACCGTTGACCATAAAATTTTGTCGCTCCATGAGAGCGACTGTTCGGCTGCGCTTAAAAGCTCATTTTCGGCAGACATACATTCGCTCTCTTGAGTTTGTCTTCAGTTTTTACTTTACCTAATTGGTGCAAAAAGTTCAATCAGTTGTGACTTATGTTTCAGCGCTGATTCGAGAAAGTATGCCTTGTTTGATCTCCATCACCTCAGAGATGGATGTTGCTTGATCTACTAAATTTTGTGCAGTTTGCCAGATAGCTGCACAGCGACTTGCCTTGTTATGCCACGCCACAGATACCTCATTCAATCGCGCCATGACTTCTACGATTGTTTTTCCTGTTTCGAACGCCTCCCCTTCCATGAAAGGATATGACCCGATTCCTCCTGTTGATTCGTAACGGATCAACTCTTCTCGCTTCGCTGCATACTCTGCAACGCGACTTCTCGGGATTTCTACAGCTTGATCAATCCTTTCGCGAATCGCGCTTAGAATCGCGCTCTGAGCGTCTGACAGCGTGTCGTAGGGGGATGCGTTAACTCGCATTGATCGTCACCTTTTCTGGACGGTATGGAAAGTTTTCAAACAGGATGTCGTATTCGCCATCTGCATCTTCAAGATCAAGCGTCCCATCAGAGCAAACATCGCGAACAATCACCCCCTTAGTCCGTGATCGGATTGTGAAATGGGTGTCTTTTGGAATGTTTTCAATGAGAAGACCCTTCACCGAAATGTTCATCTGTGGACGCGCCGTCACCTGAGTTCCATCAAAATACTGATAGCGATCATCTGGCGATCCAATGCCCCAAGCTTCATCAAACTGTAGATGCAAATCAATCTCTGCATTGTCAGTGTAAATTCTGCGCAGGATTCTCCCGGTAGACCTTTCGTAGATAAAATAAGACGATTTCATTTTTTCACCACCGATACCGCAATTGTAATGTCACTGATGGCGTAGTCAAAACCACCCGACGCTTTCAATTGGAATTTATAAGTAGGGTGGTTTGCTGCGGCAATCCCCTGCGAAACAATAGTATTGCTACCCATTGATCCATTTTTGAAATTGAAATCTCCAATGCCAACAATGTCGTATTCATACAAGTCATGCCAGTAGCTCGGGTCGTTCACGTTCGGCCAAAAACCACCGTTGAGTCGACGAATCTTCGCAGAGACGTATCCTTGGGATGGAATGGAGAGCGAATAAATACTAACAACGTAAGAAACTGTGATCGTTACCAAATCCCCAGCTTTTACTGACGGGGCGGTGATTGAAATGATGTCGGTGACGGTTTCATTGTTGGGTATCGTAATTGGCCCGCTCGCTTCTCCGATTACAACGTAAGATACTGCTCCGTCTTTGATATTGATCGCATCGACCGCATCGATGGCGTTTGCGGACAATGTTCCGGAGAAGGTTCCGTCTGCGCCGTCCAGCGTTCCTCTGACAGTGACATCGTTGAACTCCGCCCCGCCTGTACGATTGATCTTCCACCCTGCAGAGCCCGCTGCATAAGTGTCAGATTGAATGGAGTCTGCAATATGCGCACTCAGGATGGCAGCGTTCTTAATATAAGCAGAGTCTATGGCAGCGCCTGCAATATAGGTGCTGATGTTACCTGCGTCGATTTGCCCTTGGATATTGACATCGAACTCTGCGCCAACTGTTGCGTTATCTGCTGGCCTTCCGGAACCCGAAACGTCGCTCCATTGCTGGCTTGCGTTGTCAATCGCGGAAGCAAAGTTCCCATTGGACGACAACAGTGTTGCCCCGTTGGAGTCCTTAATTGTAATGCTGTGCGC